TCGACGGCAATGCACAATGCATCGTCTGCGTCATCATCGTCTTCTGTAGAGTCGCGCCAAATAACAGCGGCATCCACTATCCTCTGCGCCTCCTGTAGCTGGCGCTGGAGGTCGGCGATTTTCACATTGGCCGCATCCGTTGCGACTCGTGCGCCCGCATCCCATCCCTTCGTGTATTCGGCTTGGATCATGTCGCTCCCCTGTCGCGGAGGTAGGCGGCGAATGCTGGCCTTGTGTACCATGCCCAGCTCATCGCGCATGCTTCCAAGCAGCTGCGAATGCGCCCCAGTCCCAATAGCCGAGCCGCCAACGCCACAGAAACAGCATCTTGACCGCCCACAATTTGCCGCGCGCACTCACTCCGTCCGCTCCCCGGCGAGAGACTTGGCCTCGGCTTCGCCTCGTCCGATGGCGGCGTCTATGGCGGGCGGGGCGGCGAGCGACCGCACATCGTCTACAGTAAGCGCGACGCCCATCGGCCAATCCCCCGGCATCTTCATGTGCCAATCGCTGCCGCACTTTTCATAGCGCTCCGCAAACTTGCCCCACTCCGCGATTAGCTTGGCGATAACGGCGCGCTCCCGCTCGCTCATGGCTCTACCTCGAATGGCATCCCGCAATGCGGGCACGTCACCTCGCGCGGAACGACAGCCGCAGCCGGGGCGGCGCGCAGCGAATCATGGAACGCGCGCAACTGATCGTCTGTAAGCGGCTCCACGAACGATACGAGGATAGCCTTGGCGTTGTCCGCCATGCGGCTGATGCCCCATACCCTCGGCAACTTGCGTCCGCGCTCGCTCATGGCTCTACCCCTTGTGGTGAGGATGGCGTCCGCTCCCCGGCGATGGCGGCGTCGACGGCAATGCACAATGCATCGTCTGCGTCATCATCGTCTTCTGTAGAGTCGCGCCAAATAACAGCGGCATCCACTATCCTCTGCGCCTCCTGTAGCTGGCGCTGGAGGTCGGTGATGCGCGTGACTGACTGAGCGCAATCTGGGCAATCGTGCTGGACGCAACCAATCGGCCTGCCAAGTTCTGGAATAATCAACATGGTCTTTCGTGTGCGCGTCATCCCGCTCCCCTGTCGCGTAGGTAGGCGCGGGCTGCTTGCCACGCCAACGCCTGCCGCAATTTGTATTCGCTCGGCGGCGGTCCCGGCAAAGCGTCGTCCTTCATCGTCTTCAGTGCGACCAGTTCGCGCAAGGCATCAGCGCCCCGCTTGGCGTCGGCTTCGGCTTTCTCGGCGCGCCCTGTTTTCATGTGTGCATCGAGCGCAGTAGCAAGCGCAATTTCTGGCAGGTCGTGGTAGCTCCACAGGGTCAGCGCCGGCTCTGGGCCTTTCAATGACACAGCGACACCGGCCAACAACTGAGCGAGGCGCTCGCGCAAATACGTTTCTTCCGCCAACTCCTCGCGCAGCCGGGCGAGTTCGGCGTAGCGCACCCACTCGCCATTGGGATCGGGCGACATCCCTTGACCCACGCTGACGTTGACCTTGTATCGCTCCGCCCCCTGCGCCGGTGCAGCGGGGTCGAACCCGAACCCGCCACAAATCGCGCACGGCTGCGAGCGCATAGGGTGAACTGGGCACGACGCAGCGGTCGTCGGCTCCGCAGCGGCGGGCGCTGGCACAGCCTCGGGGGCGGCGTCCACGCCATCGTAATAGCACTCGTGGAACGTGTCGGCATAGCCACGACACCACAACCTCCGATTGCCCATCGTGACGAAATTGGGGCAACGCTCCCTCGGGCACACCTTGCGCTCGCTCATGGCTCTACCCCTTGTGGTGAGGATGGCGTGAGGGCGTCGAACAAATCCGGCGTCAGCGTGTCAACCGGCGGCGGTATCGGATTGTCGAGCGGGACGAACGCGGTGCACTTGCCACAGTTCACGCGTAGTCCGTCGTCGGCGACGGCCTCAACCTCTATCCATTCGCGCGGATACTCCTGGTCGTCAATGTCGTAGGCCATCGCGGCCGCGACAATCGGGCAGCCGTCATGCTTGTCCATGTCCTCGCGGAACAGGCGGTCACGCTCACATCGCGCGCACCATTCGGCGTCGAAACACTCGCCCTCGCTCCCGTTCGATGGCCGGTACAGCCTAATCGGCGACGCCGCGAGCGCGATGCGTTCAAGGTCGATCATGGGTTCAGCGCCTCTATGGTTGCGGCCAAGAGATCGAGTTCCGACACGCGGTAGCGCAGATACAAGCCGCGCTCCTTCAGCGTGTGGATGCCGCTCGGGCCTGTGTGATGTTCCGGGCACGCGGCGATGGTCAAGAAATCGCTTGCGCGGTCGCTCGCTCCCTGTCCGTATTTCAGGTGATGGACAAGGGACGGACTGTCGCCGAGGTTCATCAGCCGACAGAGCACGCACGGCACTTGCGCGACCTTGCCCATGTAGCGTTTCCCTGCTGCGCTCATGTGTACGCCTTCCCCTCCGCGCGTCGCGTGCTTTCTTGGCTTCTCCACGCCTCGATCTTGGCCTCGGCCGCCGTTACCATGAATCGGTTGTATTCGTCGGCCTCGACGGCTTGCTTGTACGCCTGCAGGGCGGCGAGATATTTCGGCGAGGCAAGGGCGATCATTTCCGCGCGTGCAGCAGATGGTGCGGGCGATTCGACTTGCAGTTGCGCCTTGACCGTCTTTATCCACTGTTCAAGGTAGAGCCGTTCGGCGCGCTCCTGCGCCATCTTGCGAGCGTTCGCGCGCAGCCAATCGACCGCCTTCTCTGCGTCGTCCTGCGTGATCACGCGGCCCCCTGCATTTCAAGCGCGCTCGGCATTGCACAGGTTGGGCGATATCCCGTCTTCGCTTGCCAGTACGCGAGCAAAGAATCGAACATTGCGAGACCGGAGAACAGGTTGAAGGATTCGACAAATTTCACCTCGGGCCGATCGCGGGCAAAGAACAGGATTCCGCAGCGGGCGTTGACCACGCCCACCCCGCGACGGTACGCAGCCAATTGCATCTCGTGCTCGTCGTAGAGTTTGTCCGGTAGCTCTCCCTCCTTGCCCTTGAAGTCGATGACCCATTGAAACGACCACAAATCCGTTTTCCCGCCGTACCCGAGAGGATGCGCGAATGACCGTTCCGAATTCCATCCGCCGCCGAGTTTGTCGAGTTCGGCGACAGCAGCCTTGACCCATGGGAACAGCGCGGGGTCGGGCGGTTGCCCACGGAAGTGCCGCTCAATAGCCCCGTGGATTTCCGTTCCCCGCGCAGCCGCCTTCTTCGCCTGTTCCTGCGAATCCTGCTTGACCCGTTTCAACCATTCGGCCTCGGGTTCGTTCGGCATCCGCGGCAGGGTGAGAGCAGCCAATATCCCCTGATCGACCTTCCAATTTTCCAGAGCAGGAGCGGCGGCGCAACGGATGATTGTGGTGACGCTCGGCACAAGCTGCAATTCGCGCGCATCGCGGAGCGTGGTATTGCGCTCTTTCCCGTTCTTGCCAATGATCGTATAGCGGGGCGAGCCGTCGAGCCCGTACCAGTGACCTGCGGCTGTTGCGAAGTCGGTCGTCATGGTTAGAATGGGATTGGTTCGTCCAAATAATCAACGGCCGTCGGCGGATCGCGCTCGTCGCGCAGCGGTGGCTCTGGCTCGTTGTTGCCGTTTGGAGCGGCGGGATAATCCTTCGTCGCGTCGGCCTTCGGGCGTTTCAGGTATTCGGCGAGGAATGCCTGCAACTCAGCGTCGAGGGCGGCGGCCTCCCTATTGGTGCTCTCGCTCGCTGGGGCGAATGAGAATTTCGGGATGCGATAGGTCGTGCCGCCCTTCTTCAATTGTTCGTAACCGTCGACCTTGATGGCGTCGACGAAATACGCCCGCACCGATTTTCCGTCTGCATCCTTCTTCGTCGGAGCGTTGCGCTTGAAGTCCATCCACGCGCCGGCCGCCGCACCCTTCAGTCCGAGATTGCCAAGCTGCAGACCGGTCTCGCCCTTGAACGCGATGTAGATCGACGCGCAGTAGTGGCCGCCGTGCGCCATGACGCGATCACGGATATCGGTATAGATGCCGCTCGCGATTTCGCCGCCCTTGAAGCTGCGAACGACTAGAACATCCTGGCGCGTGTCGCGAACCTCGTTGGCGTAGATGGCCGAGGCGGAAGGATCGTTCCAACCCTTGACCGTGGAGAGTTCATCCAGCAGGAGGAAGGTAAAAGCGCCGTCCACCCTGACGTTTGTCTTCGCCTCTTTGTCGTACCAACGGACGAATCCGCCATCGGCGCCGCCGGCCCATTCAAACCATCGGGAAGATGGATTTCGTGCTCCGTCGATAGGATTGCTTCGGCTCATGTTGTCCCCTTAGAAAAGCGCGGCTGTTGCGGTGTCTCTCGGCGGCTTGTAGGCAATGCCCAATCCCGCCGCGAGCACTTGAATATCGTCGGCCTTCGCTCCCGCTTGGCGGCAGCGGTCGAGTGCTGCGAGGTAGGTCTGCTCCTGCTCCTGTCCGAGCTCGGCCCATGCGCGATCGTCCTGCTCTTGCAATTGTTCGTTCATGTCAGCCCCTCAACTCAGCTTCGGCGGCCTCGGCTGCCTTGTTGCGCGGTGCCGGGCGCTCTTCGCGTTTGCGACAGCGGCGACAGCGGCGCACAAGTTTGCTTTCGGCTAGTTTGCGTTGTGACCATCGCGGCCATGAGTGCAACCCGATCCTGCAAAGGAGGTTCACGATTTGCGCCCCTGGTAAATGTCCATCAGCCACAGCGAGACGCGCCCGCGGCGGAGGAATCGAATCGCGAGCCGGTAGCGCGCACGGTGAATCTCGTTGGTCGGATATGCCCACTCGGGCCGCACGGTGCAGCGCTTGGGCGGCGTGAGTTTGGGCGCGGGGACGGCGCGTAGCTTCGGTTTGTCGTTCATCGTGACACCGCCCAAATCAGGAAGCACACGACGAGAACCACGACGGCAGCGACGAACGGAATGACGATTGCCGCGCCGGTCGGGTCTTTATCCTGCTTGTTGTAATCAGTCATGACGTTCCTCAACGATATATCCGTGGCTGGCGCAGTTGGTGCAGGCGGCGTTGTGCCCCTTGCAATACGGGCAGACGACGGTGATCGCGAACGCCGCCGCGAACGATGGCGCTACGTTCGGTTGCGCGGCGAGCAAGGATTCGAAGGATTGCATCAGGCCTCCCGACGTGCCATGTAAAAGGACAGGCCCGCGCCGAGTCCGCTGGCGAGCGCCATGAATGAGGAGTGGGCATAGAAGCCCCACGCGGCGACCTGTACCAGCCACAGGCCGCAGTTGAGCGAGTGGACGAGGCGAGAGGCGTTCATGGTCATGCGCTCAGTCTTCATCGAGCTCACCTGTCTCCGCGTCACGAATGTCCCATTCCGTCCACTCGCGCCCTTCGATGTACAGTTCGCGCAGCGCGTCGACAGCGCGCACCAGTTCCGCGTGGGCGTCGCTCTTGTACTGGTCGCTGAAGCGAAGGCGGTCGAAATTGACCGCGGCCATGACGACCGCGCGAATCTCGGGCACGCAGTCGATCGTCTTGTCGCACAGCCAACGATAGGCATGGACCGCGCCGGGGTTGTTGCCGCCCTCGTCGAAATCCTCGCGCGCACGCTCGGCGAGGATCGAGGTGACATCGTGCTTCGCTTCCGGTGCGTCGAGACTGCGTTCTGCGTAGGCCATCGGGCACTCCCTGTTTCGTTGGGGGACATCCCGATAATAGGCAAGTCTGCCTAGGCTGTCAAGACATATTTGCCTAGGAGCGGGCGAGCGTCGCCGCCCAGCAGACAGGCGGTCAGGTCAGAAAATGGACTTGGTGGCTCGGGCGAGCCAGTGCCAGAAGACGTAGACCGCGAACGCGGTCAGGATGACGACAAGGAGCCAGCCCCAGCCGGCATAGTCATTGCCCCAGCGGTCGGGTTGGAGCAGGGCGGCGATGCCGAGGAACGCGCCAGCCGCGCTGCCGGCCACGCCGCTGGCCAGCACCAGCCCGGCGAGCATCATCTTCACGGCTTGCGAGTGTACCCTTTGGATCTCATGCAGGCGTCGAACACGCGATTGTAGGACTCGGAACGCGAGGCGACCCCGGTCAGGCCGCCGTAGCCGCCGGACGTCCGGCTCTGCTCGCCGGCCATCTCGCACCCGGCGGACTCGCGGGCGAACTGCTCGTCGGGGTCGGTGTGCCGGTAGTCGCCCGCTTTATACGACGCGCAGCCGGCCAAAACGGCCGCTAGGACGACGATCGCGAGCCTCACTGTGTCCCCGGCAGCGGACCGCGGCGCGCGAGCTCCAAGGCCCGGTAAAGGTTCTCCTCCTCGGGCGACAGGGCGCGCAGCACTTGCGGGTTGCGGGGGTTGAGGCCGGGAACGAGAAGCTGGTAGGGCTGCACGTCGAACGCCGCCGCGATCGCCTGCACGGTGTCGATCTGCACGCTCACCGCAGCCTTCAGGACTCGCCCGACCGTCTTCTGGTCGATCGGGAATCCGGCTTTCGTCGCGGCGATCGCGACCGCGTCCTGCGTTCGCAGTGCTTCGTTCGCCTTCATCAACGCCTTCACGTTTGCCGCGAGGATCAGTTCCACAGGTTCCCCCTTTGCCGCCATTAGGCAATTGTGCCGACGAACGGTAGGCAAGTACGCCTTGACTATTTAGACTCATATGCCTAGACTCCACCGTATGAGTGAAACGATGACGAACCTACGCGCAGACCTTGAGCGCGTCAAAGGGCGGTGGCGACAGATTGCCGCGGACACTGACGTCGGCTACGACACGGTGTGCAGGATCGGCCGCGGCGACACGCCCGCGCCGCAGATCGACACGTACGAGAAGTTGCGCGGCTGGCTCGATCAGCACGCGCCCCAGCAAGCCGCCTGACGTGTCCCTCGACCTCCGCGACCTCCGGGCGAAGATCACGCCCGAAACCGAGTGCGCCCTCGATGCGTTCGCCGCGGCCGATGGGCTCGACAAGTCGGAGCTCGTTCGCGACATCCTGCACAAGTGGGCGCTGCGCCAGATTCATGCGGCCAGCCTGTTGCAGCGCGCCATTGCACGCGAGGGAAGATCGGGGAGCGCGGGGGAATGAGCGCCCGCATTCTGCGATTCGACGAGGCGCAATGGCGCGACCACTGCCAGCGCCGCGGATGGACAACGCACTTCTCGCCGCCGATCGCGGGCGAGGCAAACGCGCATGACGTCGCAGCGGCGGATGGCCCCAAGCGCAAGCCGGGCAGGGCTTTACACGGTGGCCCCGAAGCATCCGCCGCCGTTGACGTGTCCGAGCGCGACATCCTGAAGGCGTGCATTCGCGCCCTGGCGCTCGACTCTCGCGTCGCCTGGGCCACGCGGATAAATTCCGGCGCCTATGCAGTCGATGGGCGTTTCGTGCGTTTCGGGTTCAAGGGATGCGCCGACATCATCGGCCAGATGAGCGATGGGCGTTTCCTCGCCATCGAAGTGAAGCGTGAGGGGAAGAAACCGACCGACGACCAGGTCGCATTCCTCGGCCGCGTCTCGCGTGCCGGCGGGGTCGCGTTCGTCGCGTGGTCGGCCGACGACATCGGGAAGGGGCTCGCATGACCCGCGTCACGAAATCATGGTTCGTTGAAGGTTCGCGCACCGCTCCCGACGGTAAGACGATCGAGCGTGTCCGATCGCGTAATTTCCACGTATTCGATGCGGCGACGCAGTACGCGGCAGAACTGCGGAAGGCAACCGACATGCCTGAATCGGTCAACGTCCGCACCCGTGTCGGCAATGACAAGCTGCAGGGGGACTGGTGAATCAGCCCGACCTCTTCGCCCCGATCACGCGCAAGGGCGATTCCATCGTGCCGCCGGTGCGTTCTCGACGTCGGGACCCGGCGACCTCGCACGAAGCCGCTGCTCGCGTGACCGAATTCGACGCCAACCATTTCGGGCGAATCATGGACGCGCTGCGCCAGGGGCCGGCCACGTTCCACCAGATCGCCGCGCGGGCGGGGCTGGATGGCCAGCAGGTGAACAAGAGGCTCCCCGAGCTCGAGCGCGCCGGGGCGGTCGTCAGGACCGGCGAGAGGCGGCCGAGCCCATCGGGACGGCAATGCGCGGTGTGGCGGGCGGTATGACGCGCGTCGGCGTCACGCGCTGCCCCTGCTGCCAACGGCACATGTCCGACCATTGGCGGCTAGCCATTGTTCGCTGCATCAATCCGCGCTGTCGGGACTTCGACCGTTGGTATCGCGTGAAGGGGTAGCCGTGGCGGGGGATTGGATCAAGGTCGAGCACGCCACCCGGCGTAAACCGGAAGTGCTGCTCGCCGCCGAGATGCTGGGGATCTCGCGCCGCGAAGCCGTCGGACTGTTCCTGGACTACTTTCTGTGGCTCGATGAAGCCCTCCCTGCCGCGTTCGCAAATCGTGACGCTGTTGTTACGCACATGTCACGCAAGAGTTTCGACATGGTTCTCGACTGTGCCGGATTTGCCGCTACATTGGAGTGTATTGGGTGGGCAAAGTTCGATGACGATGCCCATACTTTGACCGTCATCAACGCCGATTCGCACAACGGAAAGGCAGCAAAATCAAGATGTTTGGCCCGCAACAGGATGAAACGTATGCGTGACGATGTTGTTACGCCAACTGCGTCACTAGAGAAGAGAAGAGAAGAGAATAAAAAGAACGTAGAAGAAAAAGCCGCGGCCGTGCAGATCACGGCACCCACCGACAAGCACCGGACTCTCGCTGCCGAACTCGGGGTGAACTGCGACAACGAGTGGGCGGCGTTCAACGACCGGATCGCCGCGAAGGGGAAGGCGTGGTTCACCGACAAGGAATCGGCGTTCAGCGGATGGCTGCGGCAGGAGCGCAAATACGCGGAGCGGGACGGCCGGCTTCCGAAGATCGTGGCGAAGCGCCAGGTTGCGCTATGACTGCCGTCGTGCCAATCCGCCCCTCGGTCCATGTCAACCTTGCGGATCTCTACCGCCGCGGCCTCGAGCTCTACCGCAGCGGCGGGATGCCAGCGGGATCGTCGACCGGCTGGTCCTCGATCGACGCGCTCTACACGGTCGGGATGGGGCAGTGGACCGCGGTGACGGGGACACCTGGGAGCGGGAAATCGGAGTGGCTCGACGCGCTCCTGGTCAACCTTGCCGAGCACGAGAACTGGCTCTTTGCCCTCTATTCGCCGGAGAACTTTCCGACCGAAGGCCACCTGGTCAAGCTGGTCGAAAAGCGGATTCGGAAGCCGTTCTCGCCGGGAATCACGCCCCGCATGAGCGAGCAAGAATACGCCAACGGCGCGGCGTGGGTGCTCGAGCATTTCCTGTGGTTGGAGACCGAGCTAAAGACGCCAGACGAACTGATCGAGGCGGCGCTTTCCTACGGGGCGGGGCGGAAGCTCGGGGTTGTGCTCGATCCGTGGAACACGCTCGAGCATCAGCGCGGCGGGATGACGGAGACCGACTACGTCAGTTTCATCCTGACCGAGGTCACGAAAATGGCGCGCACAGCAAACGCGCACGTGTGGCTCGTCGTGCATCCGGCGAAGATCCCGCGCAACAAGGACGGCACGCGGCCAGTCCCGACTCCCTACGACATCAGCGGCTCGGCGCACTGGTACAACAAGGCCGACAACGTGGTGACGATTCACCGCGACCAAGCCTCGGGAGCACAGACGGTAGAGGTTCATGTTCAGAAGATTCGCTTCAAGCATCTCGGTCATCCTGGTCTCGCGGCGCTCATGTACGAGCGAGCCACAGGGCGCTATTTCGAGGGGCCAGAGGTGCCGATCGAGGGCGTCGTGTACTCGGACCCCGAACGCGCGCAGAAGCCGCCCACGAGGCGGGAACCCGGCCAGGACGACGCAGCATGAGCCGCAAGTCTGAGCTTTACGCCGTGGTCGCGGACCTCGCTGCACTCCGCTACGGCAATGCCAGCATCGCCCGCGCTCTCGTCCTCTGCGGCTGTCCCTGCACCGCTCGCCGGATTCAGCAGATCGTCGACGACCTCGGCCTCACGCCACCGATCATCCGCACCCTCGCGGACATTCCCGCCGGCTTCAGCGAACGCATCGAGTCCGTGCCGAATCGGTAGCTGAACTCCTGCACCTCCCGCCATAGCGCGATATCGTCGCGCGCATGGCGACGTTGACCGCAGCCGCACGACACGCGCTCCCCGCGTCGAAGTTCGCGCTCCCCGGCGGACGCTATCCGATCGAGGATAGAAGCCACGCCGGCAACGCCAAGGCCCGCGCCAAGCAGCAGCTCGACGCTGGCAACCTATCCCCAGCCGACTACAAGCGCGTGGTGCGCATGGCAAACCGCGTGCTGGGGAAGGCATGACCCCGGAGGTGCAGGCCCGAGTCGTCGAGCATATTCGGGCGGGCGACCTGCTCGAAGCATTCTGCGGCAAGGACGGAATCCCCCACCGCAGCACCGTGTGGCGGCACCAGTTGGAGAACGCGGAATTCGCGACGCAATGTGCGCGCGCGCGGGAACTGTCTGCCGACGTCGTAGAGGCTCGGGTTGCGACCGTGGTCGAGGGCGTGCTGTCGGGTGATATCGCGCACGACGCCGGCCGCGTCGGCATCAACGGCCTCACCTGGCTCGCGAAGGTGCGAGCGCCCAAGGTCTACGGCGACAAGGTCGAGATCGACGCTAAGGTCAGCATCGGCGACGCGGTAATCGAACGCCTGGCGCGTGCCCGCTCCGACAAGGAAGCCGCGTGAACGGCGACATCGTCATTCGGCTGCGCCAGCGTACCGGCAGCGAGCGCATGGGGCCGATCGCGCACCCGTACGTGCTCGAGGTGGGCATCGAAGGCGTGCGCGACGGCAAGCCGAACGGCAAGATGATCGCGGTCTACCTGCAGAACGAGGCACAGATCGCGGACGCGCTGCGCATCGCCGCCGACAAGTGGGAACAGGAACGCAAGCGCATCATCGACACCGGCCGCGTGATGGTGCTGCAGTGAATCTCCCGGCTGGCGAACTCGCGCTGGTCGACTCCGTCCCGTTGTGGTTCAACGATCCGCTGCGCTACGTGCGCGAGGCGTTCGATTGGGGCCGCGGCGAGCTCATCGACTTTGAGGGGCCGGACGTCTGGCAGGTCGACGTCCTGCGCGACATTGGCAACGGTACGCTCCAAACGGGCGAGGCGCTGCGCATCGCCGTCGCTTCGGGCCACGGCATCGGCAAGTCGTCGCTGATCGCGTGGATCATCCTGTGGGCGATGTCGACGCGCCCGCATCTCAACGGCGTCTGCACCGCCAACACCAGCATCCAACTCGAAACGAAGACCTGGCGCGAGTTGGCGCTGTGGCACAAGCGCGCGATCAATCGCCACTGGTTCGAGTGGACGGCGACCAAGTTCTACCAGGTCGACCACCAGGAGACGTGGTTCGTCTCCGCGATCCCGTGGCGCGAGGAGCGTTCCGAAGCCTTCGCCGGCACTCACGCCGAACACGTCCTGATGCTGATGGACGAGGGCAGCGCGATCGCCGATGTGATCTGGGAAGTGTCCGAAGGCGCCATGACCACGCCGGGCGCGATCTGGTGCGTGTTCGGGAATCCGACCAAGAACACCGGCCGCTTCCGCGAATGCTTCGGTGCTCACCGCGCCCGCTGGAACACGCGACAGATCGACAGCCGCACCTCGAAGCTGCCCTCGGTCAACCAGGCCGAGATCGCCTCGCAGGTGCAAACCTACGGCGAGGACAGCGACTTCATCCGTGTTCGTGTCCGTGGTGTTTTCCCGCGGGCCAGCGACGCGCAGTTCATCAACAGCGAGGCCGTCGAGAGAGCGCAAGAGCGTGAGATAACACTCGACCGCGGGGCCGCCCTGGTGATGGGCGTGGACGTCGCCCGCTTCGGCGGCGACCAGTCGATCATCCGCTTCCGCGCTGGCCGTGATGCCCGAAGCTGGAAGCCGATGAAGTTCCGCGGCCTCGACACCATGCAGATCGCGGGCTTCGTCTGCGAGGCTGCCGACAAGTACCAACCCGAGGCCATCTTCATCGATGGCAACGGGGTCGGCGGCGGGGTGGTCGATCGCTGCAAGAGTCTCGGCTACCGCGTGCGCGAGGTGCAGTTCGGCGCCAAGCCGCGCAAAGAGTTGGACTACGCGAACAAGCGCGCCGAGTGCTGGGGCGAGATGCGGGCATGGGTCGACAGCGGCTGCATCGACGCCGACAAGGATCTGGCCGCCGACATGACGGCGGTGCAGTACGGCTTCGACAACCAGAATCGCATCCAGCTCGAGCGCAAAGAGGACATGAAGAAGCGCGGGCTTGCTTCGCCCGACGACGGCGATGCTCTCGCGCTGACCTTCGCCGAGCCGATCGCGCGCGCCGATTCCCCGATGCGCCCGCGACGTGCTCAGTTCGCCGACGCCGGCAACGTGTTCAGCTAGGGAGAGTGGCGTGAGCATATTGTTCTCGAAGCCGAAGGTTGCAGCACCACCGCCGACACCGGCGCCTCCACCGCCCGCGCCGACGGTCGACCAGGCGAGCGCGCAATCCGACTACGCCGACCGGCTGCGCAAGCGCCGGGGGTTCGCGTCGACGATCATCGTTCCCGATAACGGCAATTCGCTAGGCGGCGCGTCCGCAGTGTTGGGCGGATGACGATGACTCACCACGTCCCAGAACTGCTGACGGGATTTTTCACGCCGAAGACGATGCTGCATGCATCGGACCAAGTGTTTCCGGGGCTGTCGCTGCCCGCTACGCCGACACCTGCGCCGACTGCGATGGCCGCTGCTGGCGCTTTGTCAACGGCGCCATCCTCGATGACGATAGACCCCGTCGACAAGCGCAAGAAGCAACGCATGTACGCGTCGTCTATCGTCGCGCCCGAAGCATCGCAATCGCTCGGCGGCGCCGCTGCCGTGCTCGGCTAGGAGCCCGCCATGTTCAACAACTACCTGCTCGACAAGCCCGCAGCCCTGCTCGCGGCCGACACCAACGGTCCGGCGTGGGTCTCGCGCGGCGGCAACGCCGTAGCCTGCGCCTTCGGCACCTTCGGCGGCGGCACGTTCAAGCTGCAATTCTCGCCTGACGGCGGGGCGTCGTGGGTCGATTATTCGCCGCAGAACGGCGTGGCGCTCACGCTGACCGCGAACGGCTCGCTGGTGTTCCGCCTGCCGCCGGGACAGTTCCGCAGCGTGCTGACCGGATCGACGGCGCCCTCGCTCAACTATTTCGTGACCACCGCGGACGGGGATTAAGTGGCTGATGCTGCTGCCGAGGAACTGATTCTGCGGTTGAACGACCGCCAAGGCCGGATGAAGACCTACCGGTCGGTGTTCGACTCGCACTGGCAGGAGGTGGCGTTGCGGGTGTTCCCCGAGAACGACACCTTTCTCGCCTCGCACGTGCCCGGCACCAAGCGCAGCGAGCGCATCTTTGACTCGACCGCGGTCCGAGCATTGCCGCGCTTCGCCGCGGCGATGATGAGCCTGATCGTGCCGGCCACGCAGAAGTGGCACGACCTGTCGCTCGACGACCCCCAACTCGCCGAGAACGACGAGGTCGAGGCGTGGCTCGAAGCGGTGCGCGACATCATGTTCGCCGTTCGATCACAACCCCGGTCGCGCTTCTACCAGAACGTGTACCAGGTCATGCGCCAGATCGGCGCCTTCGGCAACGGGCCGATGTTCGTCGATGACCTGCCGGGCAAGGCGATCATGTACCGCGCGATCGACCTCGCGAATGTGTGGTGGGAGGAGGACTACTGCGGCGCGATTGACATCGTGCATCGGACCTACGATGCCGACGCGCGCCGGCTGCTGCAGGAGTTCGGGACGCTGCCGCCGAAGATCGCGCAGAACTACGACTCAGCGAACCCGCAGAAGAATCGCAAGTACAAGGTGCTGCACGCGATCGAGCCGAATCCGAAGATCGACTACTCGCGGCTCGACATGGCGGGCAAGCCGTACCTGTCGTCCTACATCTGCCTCGACACGCGCGAGATCCTGTCGCAGGGCGGCTATTCGACCTTTCCCTGGTGCATCGGGCGCTACGATCAGGCGGCGGGCGAGAACTACGGCCGCGGGCCGGCGATGGAAGCCCTGGCCGACATCAAGAGCTTGAACGAGATGAGCAAGAGCACGCTGCGTGCCGGGCAACGTGCCGTAGAACCTCCGCTGCTCGCCTTCGAGGACGGCATCCTGCAGGCGTTCTCGACGCGCTCTAACGCGATCAACTATGGCGGCCTGGATGCCCAAGGGCGTGAACTCCTGAAGCCGTTGCAGACCGGCGGCAACCTGCAGCTTGGTCTCGACATGGAGAACCAGCGCCGCGACTCGATCAATGATTCGTTCCTCGTCACGCTGTGGAAGCTGATCGTCGAGAACCCGAACATGACCGCCACCGCGGTCCTCACCCTGGCGCAGGAAAAGGGCGAGTTGCTCGGCCCTGTTGCTGGCCGGCTGCAGTCAGACCTCCTCGGCCCGATGATCGAGCGCGAGCTCGACATCCTTGGGCGCGCCGGGGTATTGCCGGCGCCGCCGGATGTGGTGCTGCAGGCCGGGGCGAAGATCAAGGTCGTCTACTCGTCGCCGCTCAACCGCATCGCGCGGGCGTCGGAGGCGGTCGCGATTCAGCGCTGGTTCGAGATCATGACGCCGATGGCGCAGATCGATCCCAGCGCTTTGGACACACTCGACCCTGACCGCGCGGCGAAGGAACTGGCCGAGATTCTCGGCGTGCCGTCGCAGGTTCAGCGCACGGACGTCGAACTCGCGGCGCTCAAGGATCAGCGGGCGCAGCAAGCGCAAGCCGAAATGCTCATCAAAGCCGCGCCAGTGGCGTCGGGAACGGTCAAAGACCTCGCTGACGCGCAGGCCAAGGCCGCGTCCGCGCCACAGCCGGCCTCCGTGCTGCCGATGGCCGCATGAGCCTCGACGCGGTCGTTCGTCGGCTGTCGTCGAAACATCGGGCCTTCGTGGAGACGTTCCTCGATCGCGACGGGAATCCTGCCGCGGGCGCTCCGGCGACCGTGCTGGCGCACCTGCAGGCGTTCTGCCGCGGCGATCGCTCGTCGGTCGCGGTGGCGTCCGATGGGCACGTCGATCCGTACGCCACCTGCATGGCCGAAGGGCGGCGCGAAGTGTGGCTGGAAATCCAGAAGTACCTCGCCCTCGACGAGCGCGCCATGCACCGCTGGGCCGTAGAGATCGCCAACAGGGAGAACGAATGAGCATTCGCTTGCACATCGAGGACGACGACGAGTCGCCGGTCCCGGTCCTGAACTTTGACGAGATCGTGTTCCGGCCATCGATCGCGCACGGCGGCTGGGACTGCAAGTTCTACGTCAACGGGCTCGGCAGCGTCGAGAACGTGCGCATCGCGACGCTGAACATCAGCAACGTCGTCGCCGCGATGATCGAGGCGTCGAAGGTGCTCTACCAAGGGGCGAAGGATTTGCCAGTCAACAATTTCGAGATGACCGTCACGAGGGGACACTGACATGGGCGCAGCCGCCGAAGCCGTAGCATCCGCATCCGCCGCCGTTCCTGCAGCCGCAGCCGCCGCACCTGGCGTTACGCCGCCGCTCGCTGGTGCTGCCGCCGGGTCTGCACCGCCGACCTCGAGCGCCGCGCCGGCCATGCCGGTCGACGCCTGGTACAAGGATTGGCCCGAAGACCTGCGGCCGATCGGCGCCAAATACAAGGACGCGGTCGAGCTCGCCAAGGGGCACGCGAACCTGCAGATGGCGCACGGGCAATTGACCGGCGGCAAGAACATCGTCGCGGTCCCGAAGGATGACGCGACGCCAGAAGAGGTGGGCGCGTTCTATGGCAAGCTCGGGCGCCCTGCGACCGCTGCCGAGTACAAGCTGCCGGTGCCGGAGGGTCAGCCCGACACGCTGGCGAAGGCGATCGCGCCGGCTTTTCACGCGGCGGGCCTCACGCAGAAGCAAGCGGAGGCCGTGACCGCCGGCTGGAATGAAGTCGTCGCCAAGGCCGATACTGCGGTGGAAGCGAGCCTCAAGGCCACCAGCGAGACCGAACTCGCCGCGGTGCGCGCGACATGGGGGCAGAAGTTCGACACCAACATCGAGGCGATTCGCCGACTCGGCAACGAGACCGGGCTCGCGAAGAAGGGCGAGGACGGCCTCACCGCGTTCGACAAGATCGAGCGCGCGATCGGGACCAAGGCATTCCTCGAAACCTTTGCCAAGCTGGGCGCCCCGATGATGGACGACGTCGCCAAGGGCATGGGCGGCGGGGACTCGGGTAATTACGCGGTGCCGATGACGCCGGAATCCGCCGCGGCCGAGTTGAAGTCGAAGGGCCAGGACAAGGAATGGATGGCGCGATTGAACCGCGGCGACCCGGCCACGATCGCCGAACGCGACACGCTCTCGGCTGCCAAGCAAGGCATGTCGCTCGCCGACTGGCGCGCGGCGAAGGCGGATCTCAGCGGCTCGTTCACCCAGCGGCGGCGCGCGTGAGCAGTGCCGAGTTGCCGAATGGGAAGCTAACGGGCATTGACCCGGCGATTGCGCGCCTAGAATGCCTCAAGTTGTGCGGCCCCCTTGCGCGTTCCGAAGGGGTGCACGCGATGATTGCGACCGCGAACGAACTGTTCGCATACGTCGCCGGTGGAGCAAGCGGACACGGCGCGCTCCCGCCTGACAAGGCGAAGCGCCCCCGCTGACCCGGAGGAAAGTCTCCCGCGCGGCCGGCGCGTCATCCGGCAAGTAGTGGCCCCTTGCGGACACGCCCTGCGAGAACCCTGTCGTGGTTTTCATAGGAGCGTCAAATGTCCGCACCCGTAGCAACACTCCTGACGCAGCTCTACACCGACTCGGTGGAACTGCTGCTGCAGCAAAGCGGTCCGCGCTTGCGCGACACCGTGATGGTGAAATCCGGCTACATCGGCGAAGCCGCCAACCCGGTCGACCAGGTCGGCCAGGTCAAGCCGACGCGCGATCCTCCGCGCAACAGCGACACGCCGGTGCTCTCCCTGCCGACCGATCGCCGCTGGGTCTATCCGCACGATTACGTCGCCTCCGACTTGATCGACGAGTTCGACCAGTTGCGCACCGTCGACCAACTGACGAACCCATGCGTGCAAGCCGGCGCGATGGCCGTCAATCGCGCGCAAGACGACGAGGTGCTGCTCGCGTCGCTCGGCACCGCGCAGACCGGCAAGACGGGCGCCACGGCGACCACGCTGCCCGCGGGCCAGCAGATCGCGGCGAACTACGGCGCGGCCGGCAACACGGGCCTCACCGTGGCGAAACTGCGCAAGGCGCGGCAGTTGCTGATGAGCGCGGGCGCGGATTGGCTCAACGATCCGATGTACTGCGCGGTGACGACGCTGGATCACGATTCGATGCTCGCGGAGACGCAGATCATCAACTCGGACTACAGCGGCAACACCGACCGACCGATGCTGGTCGACGGCATCGTGCAGCGCTTCCTCGGCATCAATTTCGTCATCGTGGAATTCACGGACACCGTGTACTCCGCGAGCGTGACGATGGGCCAGGCGACGCGGCTCGTCCCGCTGTGGGTGAAGTCGGGCCTGCATCTCGGCCTGTGGAACGACACCGAGACGAAGATCGACCAGCGGCCGGACAAGAATTATTCGTACCAGTGGTACGTCCGCGCGACGATCGGCGCCACGCGCCTGCAAGAAAAGAAGATGGTGCAGATCAGCACCGTCTAAACGCAGCACGGGCCGTGGCGGACGCCCGGCCCGAACTCTCTCCGCAGGATGCGGCGAAAGGAACTGAATCATGGCAGCGTTCTACACCCTCGAACTCGGCGGCGTCTCCGGCACCTCCGGCGTCACCGGCACCGTCGACGGGCTCCCCGTCGTCAAGCCGTCCGCAACCGTCGGACATGGCGGCCGCATTCGTTGCTACCGCGGCAGCTACACGTTGACCGGCACCGCTGTCACCACGGCGGACACGCTCAACATCTGCATCATGCCGTCGGGCTCGATCTTCCAATTCGGGATGATCACCTGCGGCGTCACCCTCGGCACCTCGACGGTGGCAATCGGCATCGCCGGCACCACCGGCAAATACCGCGCGGCCGCGGTGTCTACCGTAGTCGACACGCCGACGCTGTACGGCGTCGCCTCGATCATGGCGAACCAGACGCCGATCGCGGCCGACGAACGCATCATCGGCACGATCGCAGTCGCGAACCTGCCGACCACGGGCCAGTCGCTCGTGATCCAGCAATTCGCGAGCAACGCCTAAAGCGCAAGTCTCCCCGTTGTGCTTCGGGCGGGGGAGGCAACTCTCCCGCCCGTTTTCTAAGGAGTAATCCAGCATGGCAACCCGCCGTTTCAGCATTGGCCCGAACGAGCGCGTCGAGGACGTCGTCGAAGCTGTCGGTGCCGCGACCGCGACGAAATCAATAGAATTGACCGTCGATCTGGGCAACATCAAGGCAACCGGCAACCCGTCGCAGGCGAACTACCGCGACGAAGTGCTGCACGCATTGATGGTGTTCGAGGACTACATCCAGAAAGTCAACTGGCCGCCGGCGTAAGGCGTCATGCTCGTCGCTGACGTCGATATCGCGAACACCGCGCTCGCGCTGCTCGGCATTCCCGGCATCTCGTCGCTCGCCGACGATAAGCCCTCCGCACGCGCGATGCAGCGCAGCTACCCCGTGCAGCTCGTGGCGGAACTGCGCGCTCATCGCTGGTCGTTCGCCATGAAGCGGACGCCGCTCGCGGCCAACGCGACACCGCCGGCATTCGAGTACGCGGCGCAGTACCCGATCCCGTCCGACTGTGTGCGTCTCGACTACATCGGCGACTGGTACGCGGGGGGCATCAGCGTCGACTACGCCAATGCGAACAATGCCGACTATCGCATCGAGGGCCGCGCGATCCTGTCGAACGTCACCGGCACGCTCAATATCCGCTACATCGCATCGATCACGGACTCCGGCCTCTTCGACCCGCTATTCGTCATCGCCCTCGCGGCCCGGATGGCCAAGGCGAACTGCCTGCTGCTCACCGAGAGCAACACGAAGAAGCAGGACATCAACAACGAATACCGCGATGCCATCACGTTGGCGGTGCAGACCAACGCAATCGAGAAGGCGCCGCAGCAATTGCCCGACGGCTCCTGGATCATCGGGCGGCTCTGATGCCCAAAGCATCGCCGCTGCTCTCGTCGTTCTCCGCCGGCGAACTCTCGCCGCTGCTGGAAGGCCGCGCCGATTTCGAGAAATACAAGTCGGGCTGCGCGATCCTAGAGAACTACATCGTCACCGTGCAGGGGCCGACGCGGATGCGGCTGGGCACGCAGTATGCCGGCACCGCGAACCTGACCGGCGACCCGGTCTACCTCATCCCGTTCGAGGCCAACACCGACGCCGCGTTCGTGCTCGAACTCGGCAGCGGGTACATGCGCTTCTGGTATCAGCGCAAGCGGATCGTGGTCGCTCCGATCACCGGCGCCTGGTATCCCGACAACGGCAGCGGCGATCCGGTGGCGCAACTCGCGACGCCGTGGACGCTCGCCGACCTCACCGGCGAGGACGGCATCCTCAACGTGCAGTTCGCGCAATCGAACGACGTCATGTGGATCGTGCACCCGTCGCGCTTCCCCTGGAAGCTCTCGCGCATCGCGACCTACCAATTCAGCGGCGCCAACATGGGCGACGGCGTCAATGCATCCTCGCCGTTCAAGGATCAGAACATCAACAAGGCGCTGACCGTCTACGCGGGCAACATCAGCGGCGTCGTCCCGCTGACCGCCTCGGGCGTGGTGTTCACCGCCGACATGGTGAACACCTTCTTCTACCTCGAGCAGCCGGCCGCGGACGCCATCAAGCCGTGGCAGGTCGCGGTCTCCTATGTCGCTGGCGATACGGTGCGCTCCGACGGCAACAACTACGTCGCCCTCAATACCGCGACCTCGGGAAATGTGAAGCCAACGCACACCGCGGGTGCCAAGTTCGACGGCAAGACCGGCGTGCAGTGGAGTTGGACCGATCAGGGCTTCGGCATCCTGCTGCTGACCGCGGTCGACCCCAGCGGACTAAGCGCCACCGGCACGGTCATCGTGAACCTGCCGCTCACGGTCAAGGGAAGCGCCACCCCTTCGTTCCGCTGGGCGAAACAGGGGTGGAACACGACCGACGGCTTCCCGGTCGCGGTGCAGTTCTTCCGCGGGCGTCTGTGCTTTGGCCGCGGGCAGACTTTCTGGATGAGCGTGGTCGGGGATTTCGAGAACTTCGCCGAGACCGACGGCGGGGTGGTGACCGACGACATGGCGATCATCGGCACCGTGGGTGCGGAGCGCAACGACCGCATCCGCTGGTTTTCGTGCCTCGGCCCGCTGATCGTTGGAACCGCCTCGGGCGAGTCGACGATTCAGGAACTCTCCCCCGCCGGCCCGCTGTCGCCGTCGAATATCCAGGTCACGCCGCAGTCGGGCTACGGCTCGCGCAAGATCCAACCGCATCGCATTCAGGAGGCCGTGATGTACGTGCAGCGCGGCGGCCGGCGCTTGCGCGAGTGCGTGTTCGACTGGTCGACGCAGGGCTACAAGTCGGCCGACATGGCGGCGCTATCGCAGGAGACGGTGGTCGGCTCGCGCTCCGTGACCGGGCAGTCCGGCATCATCGCGATGGCCTACCAGAAGGAGCCGGATCAGATTCTCTGGTGCGTGCGCGGCGACGGGCAGTTGCTCGGCTTCACCTACGCCAAGGATCACAACGTCTTCGCCTGGCATCGGCACAAGATCGGCGGCATCTACGCCGGCACGACCGGGGTGACGCTCGACTACGGGCTGGTGCGCTCGGTGGCCTGCATCCCGGCGCAGGACAACAGCACCGAGGACGTTTATCTCTCGGTCACGCGGACGTTCAACGGCCAGCCGCAGACCTTCATCGAGGTCATGGGCTCGCACACGAGCTGGGCGTCGAACAGCGTTTTCTACTATCACGACCTCCCCGATGTGACGGAGTCGTTCTATCTCGACGCCTACGTGCGCGGGGTGGTCGAGTCGTCCGGCTTCATCAGTTGCCCGCAATTGAACGGCACGAGCGTCGCCGCGGTCGTCGGCGGCATGTATTGCCAGCCGCAGCCGGTGACCGTGCAGGGCACGTATCAGCCGCCCCTCGGCTATATCGGAATGAACGCGGTCGTCGGCTGCCCGTACGTCGCCACCATGCAGACGATGCGCATCGATGCCGGTGCGGGCGACGGCACGTCGCAGGGAAAGCTCTCGAAGATTCAGGGCGCGACGGTGCGGATGAAGGACTCGCTCAATTTCCTCTACGGGCCGGACGTGAACACCTTGACCCGCGAAGAGTTCCGCAAGCAGAACACGAAATTCGACACTCCGACGGCGCTTTTCACTGGCGACCGCGTACTCACCTGGCAGGGTGACTGGGAAGAAGGCTCGCGCATCACCATCCGACAGGATCAGCCGTTCCCGTCGAACATCGTGGCGCTGATGCCGCGGATGCACGTCGAGGACGAGCGATGATGCACGAAGAGCGCCGCCGCGGGTTGTGGGTTCATTGGGTTGGCGACGCCGTCTCGCTCGTCATCGTGCTCGGGACATTCCTCGTTGCGTGGGGCGCGCAACAGGAGAGCAACCGAGCCCGAGACGAACGCCTGACAAAGATCGAAGCGCGACAGGAGCAAGCGACGGCACAAGCGTCGGCTGATCGTCGAGAGCTGAAACAGGACATCCAGCAGCAATTGCAAAACATCGTCCAGTCGATTGGCGCGATGGACACGAAGCTCACCGCTGTTCTGATCGACCGCCCGAGGACGAAATGACCGATTACCGCGGCCGCGCGGATCTCCCGCTTGGCATCCGCAGCAACAACCCCGGCAACCTACGCCACTCGTCGCAGTTCACTTGGATCGGCGAGGTGGGCGTCAACGAGAAGGGCTTCTGCATCTTCGACACCATGGAAAACGGCATCCGCGCGCTCGCCAAGAACCTGCTCTCCTATTTCCACAAGCACGGACTCGACACCGTCGCCGGCATCATCGAGCGCTGGGCGCCGCCCGGCGAGAACGACACCGGTGCCTATATCACGAGCGTCGCCGGCAGCCTCGGCGTCGCCCCCGACCGCGTGCTCGATCTCGAAGACGTGAGCACGCTGGCCTCGCTGGTAGCCGCGATTTCGCGCCACGAGAACGGCGCGCAGCCGGTTAGCGCGAACGTGACGGCGGCGATCTTCGTCGCGGGCACGCAGGACGCGCTCGCCACAACCGCATGAAAGGGCTCGGCTACTGGCTCAAGTGGATGGTTTTCCGCCATCCGATCGCTGCAGTGAAACTGAAGGAGAACACGATGTCAGACGGCACGGTAGTACAAGGCGGCAGCTTTGCATTCCACGTCGAGGCGCGCAGGGCTGGCGTGCTCGTTCCAATCACCGACGCAACGGTCGCGCTCTCGGACCCGGCGCTCGGCACAGTAACGGTCAATGCCGACGGCACGGGCGGGGTATTCGTGGCGGCTGCGGATGCAGCGGCATCGGAAACGATGACGCCCTCGGCTGGCGGCACGACGGGGACGCCATTCGTCCTCGACATCACGGGTGCCCCGCTGGTTGTGACGATCGTGCCCGACGCGAGCGTAACGATCGTTCCCGGCCCGGTGTGAGCAAACGGCAGCACCGGCGGTTGCTGTCGTCGCTGCGCGGCATTGAAGCAGATGCTGCGCACGCGACGGCGGCAGACGATCGTGCGCTCGCGCGCGAGAAGCCGGTGTTCGCGAGGATGCTCGACGCGACGATCCCCTACATGAGTTCGATGTGTCGGCCGGATAGCGGCTGGCCCAAAGGCAAGAAGCGGGGCACCCAATGATCTACGCCTACACCGACGTGGTGAACGGTGTTCTCGTCACGCATACCGTCAGCATCGCAGACGCCGACGTGGTGGCGCTCACGAACAACGATCTTGACGCTTACGCCAAGACGGACCCGGCAAAGCGTCAAGCCGCATTGGCCGCCTATATCGGATCGGCGTTCCCGATGTGGCTCGCGCACTCGGCGGATCAGCAAACCCTCGCGCAACTGGACGCCTCGCGCGGAGCCTTCCTCGCGACCCCGCGCTACCTCGGCCCGGGCGCAACGCCGATCGCCGATGAGAACGGCGGCATCATCGCGATCCGCGGCGATGGCGCTGTGTTCCGCAACGGTATCCGGCTCGGCGGGGCGATGACGCAGAAGGCGCTTCTCTACGGCGACGGTCTTTACATGAAGGGTAAGACGGTGCCGACGTGGTGGTCGTGGACCGGCAGTGCGTGGGTGGAGCTCAAGGGCGAACTCGATCCGGCCATCTTCACATGAAACCCGTCGCGCCCAAGTTCGTGCGCTGCGCTGCACTCGTCGATGGCATGGGCTGCTTCTATGCCGTCGTGGGCGCTGCGGTGCTCGGGCTGACGCGGATCCACGATGAGGGCAAGTTCGGCAAGAAGTCGATGCTCTACGCCTCGTTCTATCTCACCTGGGTGGCGTGCAGGTGGGGTTTCGAGTACACGGTCGCGGAGGCTGGCAAGCCCGGCCTCGAAACGGCGGCAGTGATCGGCGCAATCCTCGGCCCGACGCTCGGGCTGACAGGGTTCGTCTTTAAGTTCTACCTCGGTGATTCGGCGGATGCGCGGCGCGTCGATGCTGCGACGCCGACCACTGAGACAACGCTCGTCGCGAAAACGACGGGCTAACAAGGAGGTTCTATGTCGATCAATATCTTCCTGCAAGTGCTCGCGCTCGTGTTTCTGGTACTGGCCGCGCTCAAGACACCGGAACCCGCGAAGCTGTCGTTCGGCTGGGCCGGCATGGCGCTGTGGATGCTGACCATCATCTTCGGCGGCCTTCGGTTCTGACGTGATCGGCATCGGCATCCGCCTCCTGATTGTCGCGGCATTTCTCGCGGCGTTTGCCTTTGCCGTGCACAAGTACAACGAGCATTTTCGCGACGAGGGCCGCGCGGAAGTGCAGGCGGTGTTCGATGCCTACAAGGTCGCGCAGGACAAGCAACGGGCCGACATCATCCTCGATTACGTTGGAAAACTGGCAAAGGCTCACGATGACAAAGTACGGAACGATACCGCCGCCCTTGCACGAATGGCGATTCTGGACGTTGCGGTTGGGAACGTGGTCAACACTGCTGCTGGCATTCGGATTCCTGCTGACGTTCGGCGGGTGCTCGACGCCAGTGCCGCCGCCGCCAACGGGCGGCTTGCCCCCGCTGACGGAGGAGGACAAGCGCGCCCCGAAGCCGTTCCCGCAGCCCCCGAAGCCGCGGCCAGCACCTACGACGAGCGCGAGTTCGCCAAGTACCTGAAGGACGGCCCCGACGCATATCAAGATGCGTTTGGATTGTGGGACACCTGTCGCAAGCGCGAGGATGCGTGCCGCGACGCACGAGCGAAAGGAAATGCGCCATGAGCATCATCGTGTGGATTCTCGGGGGCGTTGCCCTCTTGCTGATCGGCTTCATCGTGCTGCAGCGGCGTCGCCCCGATGCGGCCGACCAGGTCGCCGCGGCGCTCGATGCTGCGGCCAAGAAAGCCGAGCAGGAAGCCGCGACGGGCTTTAGCAAAACCGAGCAGGCGGTCAAGGACCGCTTCGCCAAAAAGTGACGCGCCTCACGCCCGGCGAGCGTTTCATCTTGGCGACGATTCTCGTCGTCGTGGTGCTGCTCGTCGCGGCGTGCGGAGGTGGATCAAGCGAGGCGGCGGTCGCGCCCGATCGGACGGACCTCCTCTACGGGTATTTCGGCGATTGCGATACCTGCGTCGCGGAGACTCGCGGACACGCCAACCTCGCGATGGTCATGGGCTGGGGCGCGCCGGGCGCGATGCAGCGCCACGTCGCCGAGGCGGTCGCGGCGAAGCAGCAGATCCTGCTCGCGGTGTGCTGGGCCTGCGGAGTTGAGAATCTGCGCTGGCAGTTCGGGGTATTGGGCGCAGCCCTCTCCGAAGTTGTCGCTCTCTATCCGATGGACGAGCCCGACGTCGCCGGCATGTCGGCGAGCGATGTCTGCGCAATGGTCGCGATGGTGCGCGGGGTAGCAATGGAGTTCCCCGCCCTCGCCGGGGTGGCGATTGCCGCGGTTTACGGCAGCAAGGGAACCGCTGGCAGCGAGTGCTTCGACTGGATCGGCCGCGACAATTACGGCACCGGGCCAATCGTGCCGATCCGCACCGCGGGGCAGCGCGTGATCCTGCTCCCCGGCGGCGCTGATCCGTGGCGCGAGGACCCGGCCGCGTTCATCGACGTGGCGAATCGGACTCCGGCCGTGGTGATGATCCTGCCGTTCCTGTGGCGCGATCCGAACACCGGCCGCGGGATCGCGACCAATGGGCTAGGCCAAACGTACTGCCAAGCCGGGGTGCGAGTGACCGGGAGGGCGGGACCATGCACGTGACCGTGAAGCCGCTCGATCCTGAAATGGTCGCCGCGATGACTGTCCAAGCCGCGCAGGGCGATGGCATGAGCGTCGAGATTCTGCGCGCGCTGGCGAACGGCTGCCCCGCGTTCATGGCGCTCGATGGCGACGAGGTCATCGCCGCCGCGGGCATCGTCGAGCAGTGGAAGGGTCGCGCGATCGCGTGGTCGACGCTGGCGCCCAACCTCGGTTCGCGGATGATCGCCGTGCATCGGGCGGTCGTGCGCTTCCTTGACGGCTGCGGCTTCCGGCGGGTCGAGATGTTCGTCGCCTGCGGACATGTCAACGGCGAGCGCTGGGCGAAGGCGCTCGGCTTCGTGCGCGAAGGCAAGGCGATTGCAGCCCTGCCGGACGGTTCCGATGCGTGGTTCTACGCGAGGGTGCGCAATGGCTGACTTCGGCATTACCGAATTCCTCGCGATCGCATCGGCGGCAACGGCGGCGACGGGCGCGCTCGCGGCGGGACAAGCGCAGTCGGCCTCCTACGCGGGCCAGGCGAACGCGCTCAACTACAACGCCGAGATCGCGAAGCAGAACGCCGCCGCGACGTATGAACAGACCAACGCCGCCGAGGATCTGCAGCGCCGGAACACGCGGTTGGCACTCGGGCGACAAGCCGCAGCGATCGGGCAGTCGGGCATCGATCCGACCTCCGGCTCGTCGCTGCTGGTGGCGAAGGACTCGGCCACCGCGGGCGAGCTCGATGCACTGACGATGCGCTACAAGGGCGATCTCACGGCGCGCGGCTACTCGCAGCAGTCGGTCGTTGACGCGACCGAGGCGCAGAACGCAACCAACAACTCCAAGGCTGCGCGCACGTCCGGCTATCTCGGCGCCGCGGGCAGCTTGCTGCAGGCGGGGAGTTCGTATTACTCGAACAGCACGCGCCTTGACTACCTGCGCCGCTACGGCCAGACCGGCTACGGCATGGGGGGCTGATGGCCGTCTCGATTAACACCGTCACCCCGCAACTCAACCCGATGACGGGGTTGCCGTCGCCGGACGCGCTCGCGCGCAAGCAGCCGACCGCCTCCATCGCGCCGGGACTCACCGCGCTCGCCGGCGGTCTGCAATCGGCAGAACAGGCGGCGTTTGGGCGGCAGGATTCCGAGCAAAGCCTGCTCAACCAGCAGCAGTACCAAGCCGGGCTAACGGACGCCTCCAAGCGGCGCAGCGACGCGACGATTCAGTGGACGCAGAACCTCGAAGAGCGCAAGGCGGCGGTGCAGTCGCCGGCCGATCTCACTGACTTCGTGCCGAAACTGCTCACCGACTTCGACTCCTACGCCAAGGACACCGTTTCCGCGGTGACCGATCCGCGGGCGCAGGCGCACCTGCAGGGCGAGATGGACGCCTTGCGCTCGCACTATGCGGTGCAAGCCCTTGCGTTCCAGGCGCAGCGCGGCGTGCAGTTCCGTGCCGACGGCTTGGCGCAGTCGATCGACCAGGACCGGCAGTCGGTCTATCGCGACCCGTCGCTCTATCAGACCACGCTCGACGCGAACCTCAAGGCGATCGACGCCGCCGAACTGCCGCCGGAGACGAAGATCAGGCTCCGCGACCACGCGAAGTCGAACCTCACCATGGATGCGGCGCGCGGCTGGGTCGATCTCGATCCGTCCGCCGCGTACACGCGCATCACCGGAGGGGCCAAGCCGCCGATGCTGCCGGCGCCGACACCTGCCCCGACGTTCCAGGACGCGGGGACCGTCACGCGCGAGGATGTCGTTGCGGAAGCGAAGCGGCAAGGCGTGCCGCCCGAACTCGCGCTCTCCATCTGGCAGCAGGAGTCAGGCGGCGGCAAGAACGCCGGCACGTCGTCGAAGGGCGCGCTCGGCGGGTTCCAGGTGATGCCGGGCACGTTCGCGGACCTGCAGAAAGCCGGCGCGGTGCCGGAGGGCCTGACGAACGCGGGCCTTGGCAACATGGTCGCCGGCATCTCGTACCTGAAGCGCGGGCTCGATGCGTCGGGCGGTGATCTGCGGCAGACGGCGAAGTATTACTACGGCGGACCAGGAGCCTTGCAGGGCGACGAGTCGATCACCTCCGGCCCCGGAACCCCGACGCGCGGCCAGTATGCCGACCAGGTCGTCGCACGCGCGAAGGGGATGGCACCCGAGGACCTGGTGCTCGCCTCGGCTGCGACCACGATGACCGACGTCGGCGGCGGCGTCATCACGCGGCCGTACCCGGAAGCCAAGGCGACCAACGAGCCGATCGGCGTCGCTATGTACGACAACGCCGAGCCGCCGCAGAAGGAAGCCCTCCGCGCGTACGCCGAGGCGCAGATGCGCAAGGGGCAGATGTCCTCGCGGCTGCAGCTCGAGCGCGATGTCACCAACGGCGCCGCAATGGCGGCGAACGGTGTGCCGCCGCCGGAGATCGACCCCGCGCGATTCGCTGCCGCTTACGACCCGGCCACGGCGGCCGAAAAGGTCCGCGAATATGAAGATCTGCAGGTGTACGCGACCGGCGTCAACCGGATGCGCACCATGACGCAGGGGCAGATGGAGAGCTACCTCGCGGCGCAGACGCCCGAGCCGGGTTCCCCCGATTACGCGAAACAGGACCGGTTGCAGAAGGCGCTTGGATCGGCCATGTCGGCGGTGATCGAGCAGCGACAGAAGGACCCCGTGCTCGCGATGGCGACGCAGGGCATCGCGAAGATCGGCCCGCTCGACCCGTCGAATCAGGCCGATTTCATCGCTGAGTTGCAGAATCGGCAGCAGGTCGCGAGCACGGCCAGCGGCATCTATACCGCGAAGCCGGCCGTCTTCACGGTGAAGGAGGGCCAAGCCTTCGCCTCGATGCTCCGCGAGGCTCCCTACCAGCAGCAGGTCGCCCTCCTCGGCACGCTGCGCAAGGGCCTGACCGACGACGCGACCTATCGGGCTGCGCTGCAGCAGATTTCGCCCGACGCGCCCGAGATCGCTGCGGCAGGCGTGCAAGCGGCGAAGCAGCCGGGCTACGCGCTCGCCGCCGGCTTCCCGACGCCGCAAGCCGCGGCCGAGTTGATCCTGCGCGGCGCGTCGATCCTGCACCCCGGCAAGGCGCAGAAAGCCGAGGACGGATCGGGGCGCACGCCGGTCATGCCCGACGAGGCGATGCTGCTGCAGGACTTCTCGTCGAAAGCCGGGGATCTCTTCCGCGGCGATTCGGAGGGCCTGAAGACCGGATTCCAGCTCTACCGCTACGCCTACGCGGCCGCTGCAGCGCGCGACGGCGTGGTGGTGGGCGCGGACAAGTCGGTCGACACCAAACGCTCGCAGGAGGCATTCAACGCCGCTCTTGGTGGCACGTACGACTTCGCCGGGCACACGGTGCTGAAGCCCTACGGCATGCCCGACGACACGTTCGCGCAGCGCTTCGGGCAATCCTATGCCAGCGCCCTGACCAACGCGGGGATCAACGTCGACGCGCATCCGATCCAGGCCTACGCGCCGGTCAACGTCGGCGACGGGCGCTATCTTTTGCAAGCCGGCACGGGCTACCTCGATGGCCCGAGCGGCCCGGTCGTCGTGCAGGTGCCAACCAGCGCAGTTGCTGGCGAACCGTTCGCCAACCGGCGCGCGGGAGGGCTGATCCGATGAGCCTCTACGATCTCAACCCCGCGCAGGAAGCCGACGCGATGAATGTCGCGGCGCGCAATCCGGCCGAGTTCGGCCCGACGCCGTGGTTCACTGGAAGGACGGCGCTGGCGCCGGTTGAGGGCGTTCTCGGCGCTGGGGCGTCGCTGGCGCTCATGGCCGGGGAAACGCTGACGCCGTACTTCCGCCCCATTGCCGAGTCGATGGACAACGCCTACGGCACCTCCGCGGCGAAATTCCTCGACGACCAGCTTGAGCAGACGCGCGTCGCCGCGCGCAAGAACGCCGAGGTGTCGCCGTTCGTCTACGGGCGCGCGGGCGAACTGATCCACGGTCTCACCAAGTTCGGCGGCGAGGCGCTGGTCGGTGGTGCTGTCGCTGGTCTTCCGGGTGTCGTGGCCGCGACGGCCGGTTCCGAAGGCTTCACGCGCTACCAGCAATTGATCGCCGAAGGCGTCGACCCGGAGACCGCCAAGCTCGCGGCCGGGGTCGAAGGAATCGCCGCAGGCGCGACCTCGGTGCTGCCGCTGACCGGCAAGACACTGTCGGAATCGATCATCCGCGGCGCGGCGCTGATGCCGTGGACGAATGCCTTCACCCGTGGGGTGACGCATGACGTGCTCGACCACGCGGGCTATCACGACATGGCGCAGACCTACCAGGGCCTCGACGGCAACGCGCTGATGACCGACGGGATCATGGGCGCGCTGTTCGGTGGCATCGGCCACGCGTTCCACTCTTCCGCGACCGCCGATGCGAACCCGATGCTCGCGAGCGCAGCCCTTGCCGATGCTGCGGCGCGGCATATCGAAGGGTTGGCCCCCGGAATCCCGACCGATGTTGCAACGCGGAATGCACACGTCGACGCGATGGTGAAGGCGACCGAGGACATCCTCGCGGGGCGTCAGGTTGACGTGTCCGCACAGATTGACCCGACGCGGGCCAACTTCATCGCGGACCCGCACGCGGAGGCGTACCAGAAGGGCGCACGTGCCGCGATGGAGGAGGCCTATCCGGACCTGCCGAAGCCGGAGGCCGCCCCTGTTGCCGAGCCGATTCCCGCGACCGAGGCGCGGCTCGCCGAAATCGCTCCGCAGCCGAAGGAAGAGGCCCCCGCGCCCGAGACGACCGCCAAGGCCGAAGCGCCCGACGTCGTCGCTGCGCGCAACGCATTGAAGACCGCGCCCGACATGACCGTCGTCGGCGATTCCGGCGAGCGCATCAAGGCCTCCGACCTGATGGCCGAAGCCGATCAGCAGGCCGCCGACGCCGCGACGACGAAGAAGATGCTCGACGCCGCGATCAGTTGCGAAGCATGGGGTGGAGCATGAAAGAAGAATGCATCGCCGCCGTCGCCAAGGCTGCCGGGCGCGCTGTCACCGCGGCCGAGGCGCGCGACCTCGAGACGAGCCTCCGCGACAACATGCGCCAACTCGCGCGGACGGATCGCGAGAACTGGACCGCGATGGTGCCCGAGGAACGTCTTCGGGCTGCGGCCGAGTTGCAGGCGACGAAGCTGGAACAGGCGGCGGCCAAGCAGCAGCAGCGCGTCGCCCTGACCATCCGCGCGCACACCGCGCTCGACGGCTACATCGGCGACGCCAAGGGCCGGGGGCTGGCAGGACTCGATGCGGTCGAGCGGACGCTGTTCGAGAAGGCCGACGGGAAGTCGCGTTTCACCTCCGTCGAGGGGCAGATCACCGCCAACCGGGCGTTCTATCTCGGCTCGCTGCTCGACACCTTTGAGGCGACCGAGCCACGACTCTTCGGCTTGCTGAACAATCCCAAGGGCGTGCGCGCCCTGACGATGGAGATGTTCGGCCAGGACTCCGGCAGCAAGATCGCCAAGGAGGGCGCGAAGATCTTCCACGACACCGCCGAGGCGATGCGGCAGCGCTTCGACCGCGCTGGTGGGCGGATTCCGAAGCGCGAGGATTGGGCGATCCCGCAGCACCACGACCAGAGCCGTGTCGCCGGTGCCGGGCGCGAGGAATGGCTCGCCAGCCTCGATCCGGTCGCGCGGGCGAAGGCGCGGCTCACCGGAGCCTATCCGCCGCCGGAATTCTCACGCGACCGCTGGGTCTCCGACACGCTGCCGCTCGTTGACCGAGAACAGTACGTCAACGACGACGGTCGGCTGATGAACGACGCCGAGGTGACGAACTTCCTGCAGGAAGCGTGGAAGACGATTGCGATGGGCGGTATGAACAAGGTCGAGCCGGGCGTGATGACCGGGCGACCCTCCTCGATGATCGCCAACCGTGGCGACGCCGCGCGGCAGATTCACTACCGCGACGCGGACAGCTACCTCAAATATCAGGCGGCCTACGGCGCGCGCACCATCGACCAGGTCATCGCGGGCCACATTGCCCAACTCTCGCGCGACATCGCGATGGTCGAGACCTACGGGCCGAATCCCGATGCGACCTTCCGCTTCTTCACCGAACGCGAAGCGCAGGCGCAGAGCGAGGCCACGCCCGCGACGACGGGCAAGGTCAAGGCGACCGTGCGCCAACTCGACAACGCTTTCAACTATGTGGCGGGACGGCGCGATCCGATCGCCTCGCAGCTCCTGGCGCGCTCGTTCGATAGTCTGCGGCAATGGCTCATCGCGTCCCGTCTCGGTTCCTCGACCATCACCGCGCTGGTGGACGAGGGGACGCTGCACCTGACAGCGCGGGTCAATGCGCTCTCGCAGGTGCGGCTCGCGGTAAACGAACTCGCGACGATGAACATGGCAAACCGCTCCGAGCTCGCCATTGCCCGGCGCGGGCGGCTGGGCCTCGAATCGCTGACCTCCGAAATCAATCGCTGGGGCGAGGAAAACCTTGGCCGCTCGTTCGCCTCGAAGATGGCCGAAAGCGTGATGACCCTGTCTCGGCTCGACGCCTTGGATGCCGCGCGTCGGCGAGCCTTGGGCGCCACGATCTATGACGCCATCGGCAACCTGACGCAGCGCTATACGCGCATTTCCAGCCTCGCACGCGAGGATATCGGCGTGCTTGAAGGCAAGGGCGTGACGGATACCGACTGGGCGGTCTGGCGCAAGGCCGAGTTGTCGGATTGGGGCAACGGGAACAGCCACGTGCTCGAGCCCGACGCGATCATGCGAATCAGCGACGCCGACCTCGCCGATCTGACAGGCGGCGATGCCAACGCGGCGCAACGGCTGCGCGAGCAGGCGACCACGAAGCTCCTCGCCCACGTTCTGCAAGAGGGCAACATGGCGGTGCCGGTGCCGGGCTTCAAGGAACGCATGATCTCCGGCGCAGCGATGCAGCGGGGCACGCTCTCAGGCGAACTCTGGCGCTCGATGATGCTGTTCAAGAGTTTCCCGCTGGCGATGATCCGCAAGCACTGGTCGCGCGGCATGGGCATGGAGACGGCAGCGGGACGCGGTGCCTACGTCGCTTCGCTCGTGGCCTCCACGACGATCCTCGGCTCCATCTCGATGGCGATCAACGACATCCTCTCCGGCAAAGACCCGAAGCAGATGTTCAACGCCCCCGGCGATCAGCTTGCGAAGAATTGGACCGCTGCCTTCCTGAAGGGTGGATCGATGGGCCTCTATGGCGACTTTCTGTTCTCGTCGATCTCGAAGAATGGGCAGAACGATCTCTTCGGCGCGCTCGCGGGGCCGGTTGGCGGTCTCGTGCAGGAGGCGATGAACGTCACGCAGGGCAACATCATCCAGGCGGCCGAGGGCAAGACGACGAACTTCGGCGCCGAGGCCACCAAGATGGTGAAGGGCCTGACGCCCGGCTCTTCGCTCTGGTACGCGAAGGCCGCGCTCGATCACCTCATCTGGCAGCAACTCGCCGAGTACCTATCGCCGGGATGGCTCGGCCACATGGAGACCTCCGCGATTCAGCACTACAACGACCGCTTCTGGTGGAAGCCGGGAACCGGAACCGCAGGGATGCAAGCGCCCAACCTCGCGCGCTTCATCGGGCACTAGGAGCACGACATGACGATCTCTAGCACCTCCCGCAGCCAGCAATACGTCGGCAACGCCTCGACGCAGTCGTTCTCGACGGTGTTCCCGTTCACGCTGGCGACCGACGTGCAGGTCTACAAGAAGCAGACCGCCGCCACGGTTTGGAACCTGCTCAACTACGGCAGCGATTGGTCGATCACCTCCGGCGGCAATGGGTCGCCGGGCACGGTGTTCCTGAGCGTGATCCCGACCGGCTCCGAGTCGATCCTGATCGTGCGCACGGTGCCGCTGACGCAACTCCTGAACCTCGTCGCGAATGACACCTTCGGCGCGGAATCGGTAGAGACGGCACTTGACAAGGCAGTGGAGGGCCTGCAGCAACTCGATGCGCGCATCGCCGCGATCGAGGCCTCGCTCGGCGTGACCTTCATCGTCTCCGAACCCTACATCTTCGCCAACAACGCGATCCTTTGCCTCAAGAACACCGTCACGCAGAACGCCTCGATTCCGAGCGGCTTCAACGGGCTCGCGATCGAACCCACGATCAGCCCCGGCGTCGTCGTCTCCATCGCGCCGGGTTCGGTGCTGGTCACGCTCGACAATTCGCTCGGCATGGGCAGCGGCGGTGGCCCGTTCGCGACGCTGGTCGCCAACACGTTCACCGGTCGCCAGGATTGGGGCACCGCCGGCGCGAATTACATCATGCGCGCCGATCCGGCCTATGGCGATATCTACGTCCTCAAGAACGCCGCGACGGCGCTTCCGATCAACGCCTTCACCGGCGAGTTCAATGCCTTCGCGGGCGAATTGCAGGAGCAGGTCGGCACCGATGCGATCGTTCCTTTGCATGGCATTGGCGTGTCGAAGCTCACGCACAACGGCGTCGTCACCGGAGCCGAAACAATCGCCCGCAATCTCAGCGACAAAACGGGCGCGGGGCTTGGGGCACAGCTCTACGGCACGCTTGCAGTTGCGCAGAATGAAGTCTTCAACCACACGTCGGGCGCGAATGCGGGGCTTTATCTCGACTTCCGCAATCGGTCATTCGCGTCGGGAACGCCGATCAATGGCACGCCCGGCGCGGGTCAGGGCTATGGCAAGAACTTCTCCGCGGTCCTGATCGACTGCCTCACCGGACGCGGCACCGTGACCGGCATCACCTGCGGCTGGCAGACCGGCATCATGTTTACGAAGGGCTCGCTCGATCAGATTCAGGGCGGCGCGACGAAGGCGGTCGGCATCGACATGACCGCGTTCGACCTCGGCAATCTTGGCCCGGAGGGAACGCCTTATGGCGCGCGCATCGCGGCCTGCATCGCGCTGCCGACCGGCACCTTCGGCTCGACGATCATCCCCGGCATCACCTGGGATACAGCGAAGACGATCCAGACCTACTTCGCGAGCGGCATCGGCTGGCACGTCTCGAACGCCGGCGTCATGCGTTTCGCAGTCGGCACCGGCAACGGCGTGCTCTATGCCAATGGCGGCGGCGCGACGTCGTACACGAATTATCTCGATCTCACCGGGCAGTCGCAGTACGTCATGAATCTCAACGGCGCCGGAGGCAAGTTCTACGGTGCGGTGCCGTCCGTGCCAGGCTCGATCGGGGCTTGGCTCAAGCTGCGGATCGACGCCGCGGACTGTTTCATCCCGATCTACTTCTAACCCCAGACAGGAGCAGCACATATGGACGGAGAACACTACGAAGGCAAGCCGGTCATCGAAGCCAAGGCCGTGAAGCCCACGCCGGAACAACTCAGTCGCGCGCGCGAGGTCTGCGAGATGGCCCGCTTGCGCGTGGAAAACATCGAGCTCAAGGCCAGCATCATCAACATCGAGCACCCGAAGGCGGTCGAGCTGTTCAACGAAGCGAAGGCCGCGCTCGAAGCCTTGGAGCTTATCGCCAAGCAGTAACCCCGAAGGGAACGAAACCATGAGCACCTGCGTCGTCAACACTCTCAAAACGACCGACGGTCTGCACACGATCGACGTCGCGTCGATTTCGACCGGGGGCGCGGGTGTCATCACGTTCCCCTCGAACACCAAGACCTTCCTCCGCGGCGACAACACGTTCGGCGTGACGCTGGCGCTGCCCGGCGTGAATGATCCGCCTTTTACGACGACCGTCACCACGTCGCAGGACGTGCAGCGGTTCATCAACAACGGCGACACGGCAACCGGGCGCGGTTGGGCATTTCGCTCCTCGCTCGGTGGGTTGAACGGCGCGCTCGGCTGGCAGACCGCCGACGACACCGGGGCCTCGACCGGCAATTATGTGTTCCGCGCGGTGCGCAATGGGCTCCTGATGTCGGCATTGAACATGGTGCCGAATCAGGGGCGCATGACGGTCGGCACCTTCACCGACGACGGCGTGAACATGCTGCAGGTGACGGGCACGATCAGCGCCAGCGGCGGCCTCAACATGCCGGCGAGTTCGCGCCAGATCGTCGCGCCGAATATCACCTATGACCTCTATGGCGCGGTGGTCGCGGCCTCGTATTACATGAACGGCAGCGCAACCGTCAGCGGAGCCGGGCAATCGCTGGAACTTATCTCACTGCGCCCCGCCTCGATCACGCTGTCGGGTGCGAACGCAGCGGCGACGTGCTTCTCGTTCGTCAATACCGTGACGAGCTCGATCGCCGGCACGTCGGCGAACGGGTTGTCTGGGGCAGTCATCAACTCCGGCGCTGGCAAATCAAGCGGGGTTGTCGCCAGGGCGACCGGATCAGGCGCGGCAACCGGCGTGCTAATTGGCGTACAAGGCAGCGTTACCACGGTCGCCGGCACGGACGTCACGCAAACGTCAGCGATGCTCGCTTCCTTCACCGGGCCGACCACCTGCCAATTCGGGCTGCAAATCACGGCGGAAGTGGCCGGCGATCGCTGCAACTACCCGATCAACGTCAGCCAGGCGACGCAGGTGGTCGGGGCGCATATCCTGCTGCAGCGTGGAGCGGCTCCCTGCAACACGTCGGCCAACTTCCTGCAGTGCGACGACATCACCGCGGGGCAGACCTTCCTCAAGATCACGAGCGTCGGCTCGCTCGTGTTCGGCGGCACGGCGCAGCGCATCCAAGGCGATTTCAGCAACGCCACGATCGCGAATCGGGTCATCGTCCAGACCACGACCAACAACGGCAACACCGTCGTCCCGTTCATCGCGGCCGGCACCGGCACGGCCTCAGGCATTCGCCTGCACAACTCGTCCGACACGCTCAACGCGGGCTATCTCACCTTCAACGCAGGCCCGGCTGGGCACGCGCTCAACGTGCAGAGCGTGGGCACCGGCGTCCTGCTGCCGATCGTGCTGCAGATGAACAGCGTCAACAATCTGCAGGTCACCGCGGCTGGTCGCGTGCTCTTGGGCGCCGCAGCAACCGACAACGTGACCGATGCGGTGCAGGTGACGGGTAACCTCGCGATCAATACGCTCGGCAACGGGCTGCGGGTGAAAGAGGGCGCGAACGCCAAAATGGGCACGGCGGTCCTCGTGGCCGGCACTCTGGTCGTCGCGAACACCTCGGTCACCGCGAACTCGCGCATTCTGCTGACCACGAACACCGTCGGTGGCACCGCGGGCTTCCTGGTCGTCAGCGCGCGCACGCCCGGCACCTCGTTCACGATCCTGTCGAGCAACGTCGCGGACACTTCGACCGTCGCCTGGCAGATCTTCGAGCCGAGCGCGTAAATGCCAAAGCGGCCGGCCCTGCTGGGGGATGTGCAGCGCCAGTGGCGTCGCCGCTACGGCATCTTCGACGAAGATCCGTTGCCGCCAGCGCCGGGCGGGACAGGCACGGTCACGCAGATCAACACGACGGCGCCGATCACCGGCGGCCCGATCACCACGACGGGAACCATCGGCGTCACCGACTTCGTGGCTTCCGGCCCGACGCATGCGCGGGGGACCGTCCCCGATCCCGGCGCGACTCCGGGCACAAGCAACTTTCTGCGCGAGGACGCGACGTGGGCCGTGCCGGCGAGCAGCGGCGCTCCCGCTGACGCCGCGTTCGTGATGATCGGCAACGATGCGCGATTCAGCAACGAGCGCGCGCTGGCAGTAACCGCGCCGATGACGCTCACGGACGGCGGAGCGAACGCAAGCGCGACCATTGCCACGCCGACGATGGTCGCTTCAGGCGCGAGTCACGCGCGCGGCCTGACGCCGGACACGCCGGCGACTGCCGGAACGCTCCTCGTCCTGCGCGAAGACGGAACATGGGCGGATCTGACCCTTATCCCGACCATCGTCGGCGGTGGTCTCGGCGGCAAGCGAAGCGGGCTATTTGATTCCAATACCGCGTCATTCACCCAAGGCTGGGGGACGTTCGCGTGCGCGACTGTGATCGGCACGCATACGAACTCGCTGGCCGCGAACAGAGCCGACAGTTATCTCGCGCAGTACTGGCAGCGCATGACCTCGCCCGCGGCGGCCAACAGCAACGTGTTGGCGTGCCAAACCGGGGTGGGGCCGTGCAGCATGTGGTTTGGCGGCGTCGCCCTATCGGGCGGCTTTTACCTCAAGGGGCGGGCCGGGGTCGCGGAGACGTGGGTCTCGGGGTGGGCGTCCTTTTGGGGACTGCGCGCGTCGATCATCAATCCTGCGGCCGGCGCGAATCCGAGTTCGTTTGTCGACTGCGTGGGCATCGGCTTCGATGCGGCTGACGCGAATATGCAGGTGATGAACAACGACGCGGCGGGCACCTGCACCAAGACCGATCTCGGGGCGAGTTTCGCCATCGGGGCGAGCAAGTTCTTCGACTATGAAATCTATGCTCCGGCTGGAACCGCGTCCTTCGTTTATCGGGTGGTGAACTACAGCAACGGGGCTGTCGCCTCGGGCACGATTTCGACCAATACCCCAACGGCGGCGACGGTCCTGCAATGGACGGGGGTGTACGGGACGAACGGCGCTACGGCCGTTGCCGGAGCCTTCGATTTCGGGGGCGCCTTCTTCGAGACGACCGGCTGACCGCTTCCGTTCCCGCCCTGTGGCGAGCGTGCCCGGTCCTGTGCCCGGTTGTGCCGGGTTAACCGCCGCAATGATCCACGTGGAACATTGATTCGCAAGGCGTTTTCGCGTGCCGGCCGGATTTCAAGTCCGGTGCATTCGACCACTCTGCCACCCATCCTTGCCCTATGTCATGCGGCCTTCGAGCCGCGTGCGCCGCTTCCTCCGTGTGCCCGGTTACGTGCCAGGTCAGCGTTTCCCGCGTAGCTCGCGACGTGCGACGGCGCAAGGTGAGCGTAGCGCATCACCATCGAGAGAGAGCGCCAGCCGCCGAGCTCTTGCAATACCGCGAGCGGCGTCCCCGCCTGAACATGCCAACTCGCCCAAGTGTGCCGCAGGTCGTGCCACCTGAAATGCTTGAGGCCCGCGGCCTTGCAAGACCGATTCCACGCGGTCATCCCTTGCCGCACCATCGCCCGACCTTGGTAGGGGAACACGAGCCGCGGGTGCGCGCTGCGCTGCGCCTTGAGGACCGCGATCGCCGAGTCGTTGAGCGGAACCGAGAGCGTGCGTCGCCCCTTCGCTTCATCGGAATGGACCCACGCGATCCGGCGGCGCAGGTCGATCGCCGACCACTCGAGGTGCGTCACGTTGTGCCGCCGCAGCCCGGTCGCGAGCGCGAAGGCGACCATCTGCGCCAGGTGCGGCGGGAGAGCGGCGATCAGCGCGCGCGCCTGCTCATGCGTGGCCCACGCGACCCGTTTAGCGGCCTCTGGTCGCTTCGGAACCTTCGGGCGGGCGTCGAGCCATCCCCGCATCATTGCGTGGCCCAGGACGGCGGAAATGGCGGCCAGGTGACGGTTTACGGTGGCAGACTCGACGCCGTCCTTCGCCTTCCGGCGCCCGAGCTCGTCGAGCATGGCGCGATCGATCGTCGCGATCGGCTTGCCGGCGAGGAATTTCGACGCCCAGCGCAGTTGATCCTTGCGGTCGGACAGGGCGCGAAGATGCTGGTGCGCCTCGAGCCACGCTAGGACGGCGGTATCCCACGTAACGGCAGGACGTTCGCCGAGTCGGTCGCGTCGCCAGAGGTCGGACTTGAGGCGGTCGGCCCACTCTTGCGCCGCTTGGCGGTCGGCCGTGCCAGTGCTGCGTCTAACGCGCCGGGCCGCGTGCCAGAAGTCAACCCACCAGGTCTCGCCGTTGCGCCGGTAGAACCGCATTCGCCCTCCGGCGCGTATCTTGTGCGCAGCCACTCGATCACGTCAACGTCGACCAAAACCCACGCCCGGCCGACCTTTGCGGCGGGGAGCTTGTCGCGGCGGATCATGGCCGACACCGTCTCCGGCGTCGTGTTCAGGACCGTCGCGGCTTCGGCGAGCGTGAGGGTTCGCATGGCTGAACAAACTTGATGAGGCGCAGTCTCTTGTCGCGCAATTCGTACACGCGATACTCGGCCGCAACGATGACCCTCCCGCGAAATGTCGCTATCCCCACGACCTTGCCGGCTTCCTCCGGTACGCTGGTGAGAAACGTCGGGCGCCGCGTCATCATCCCGCCGCCAGATAGTGTGCTGCGTGGGTCATGGGCGGCGCTCCCAGAACGTATGTACGTAGCGCCATACCCCACCGTGCCGAGAACGCACAGCCCCTTGTTGTCCCGCGTTTGCATCGCGCACTCCCCGCGCCACATTCCAAGGAATAGCAGGTAGACCCATCGCTGGAATCGCGCAAGCAGAACGCTCATCTCCACTCTCCCGCCAGATAGCCCAGCGCGAAGGCCAGGATGATCGCCAGCAGCGCGAGCCGGTCGCGGCGGCGCTCGTATATCGTCCGGGCGTATTCCCAGCTCATGCCCAACCATTGTCACGGTCTAATTGTTCGTGGGCTTCGTCGCGCTCCTGTTGTGCGGCGTCCCTCGCCCAGCGCTCGCACTCCCTGTCGCCGCAGGTATCATTCCTATCGCAGAAACTACGGTTCCACACGCCCATGTCCTTTCCACAATAAGCACAGCAATGTCGTCGCTCTGGCGCGCTCACTCCGTCCGCTCCCCGGCGATGGCGGCGTCGACGGCAATGCACAATGCATCGTCTGCGTCATCATCGTCTTCTGTAGAGTCGCGCCAAATAACAGCGGCATCCACTATCCTCTGCGCCTCCTGTAGCTGG